GAAGCAATAACGTGTTCTGATATAGTTGCAGTTCTAGCTGCTGTTGTAATAGCTACAGCTGTTGTAGTAGTAGCTTGTGTAGCAGCAGTTACATCTGAAGATGCTAATTTTGTCCAATCTGAAAATTGAACGTGATTTGACCCTTGAGCTGCTTGTTGTACAGTCACAAGTGGGTACATTACATTTACGTGATTAAAAGCAATTACAGCGTCGCCTATCGTTCTGCCTAAGCCACCAGCTGCTGTGCTTGTATTAGTTAAAGCCATTTAAAGCTCCCTTCAATTGTTTTTCCTCTATCAACTGCTTTCGCCTTCAAGTAGGAGTTATTTTTCGTATGCTTTTTTTAAAGTACCTGTACCAAAGCCACCAAATAACCCCATCTCGGATTTCACAGGGGATTTACCTTCACTTTTACGAGTTGCTCTTTCTTCCATAATATCAATATAATCCATATACTTTATATTCTCTCCCTTGTGAGTGACTTTAACATCACCATCAGGTTGAGTATTATGAGTTAAATCTTTATTAGGATCTAAATCAACTCCAAAAGGTTTGTGTCTGTCATTGCTAACTGCCATAACCTACTTTAATCCCTTTAGAAGTATTGCTTCTGTTTTGTGATTCGTATCCAATAGGGTCTTTCTCTGCCCACTCAGCAAAAGAACCGTAACCACCAAATTCTGTGTTTTTAGTGCCTACAAGATTTCTTGCTGAAGGTTCTTGAGTTTTGGTTTTTAATTCAGATACCATAAATTCTAAAACATCTAAATCTTTGTTTTTAAAAGTTTCACGCTTATCTTCAGGAAGCCTTTCTAATAAAACATTACGTCTTTGTTCAACTAAACCTTCATATTTTTCTTTATAGGGATTAAGGTCATTAACTTGAGCTTCATACTTTTCAGCTAAAGTTTTATATTCCTCTTTCTCTTTAAGTTTCTGATTTTGTTGAGTTTCCAACTGTTTTTCTAGATTAGCTAACCTAGTTTCAGCGTCTTGAGCTCTTTTTCTATACTTCTTGCTTTCTGCTATGTACTCATTTTGAGCTACTTCTTGAGTAACACTCTCTGCACCATTATCCACAACTGCTTCATTTGATACTTGATTTTCTTCGGACATACTGCCCTCCTATGTTGTATATTTGTTATTGCAAAATACTATATCTTGCTTTTTCCATACATTGTAAGTTAAATTAGAATGGTGGAATTATGCAACATTTAAATAATTATAAAAAGAAATGGTTTGATTATTTAGGTTACGAACCTCACGAAGGTCAAAGTAAATTGCACTTTCCTACCAAAGAATCTGCAAGGTTTTTTGTAATGATTTGTGGGAGGCGTTTTGGGAAGACTACGGCATCGGCAATGGAAGCGACATTCTACGCCTCCCAGCCGAACCAACGCATTTGGTTAGTAGGACTTTCATATGATAAAGCCGACTTGATGTTCAGAGAAATATGGGAAAAGATGGTAAAAGGGCATCAAAACGATATTATCAAGGCTTCAGAGAAAGAAAGATATATCAAATTCAAATGGGATACAGTTGTAGAAGCTAAATCGGCAGATAATCCTGATTCACTTGTTGGTGAAGGATTGGATCTACTGATAATAGATGAAGCAGCTAAAGTAAGACCTAGAATTTGGGATATGTATTTATCTCCCACTCTATCTGATAGAAAAGGTAAGGCGATTTTTATTTCAACGCCAGAAGGGTTTAATTGGTTATATGATTTATACCTACTTGGAAAAAGTGATGAACTTTGGGAATCACATCAAGCACCGTCTTGGGATAATAACTTCGCTTTTGAAGAAGGTAAGGATGATAGATTTCTTGTTGAGAGAAAACGTAATATGTCTAAAGAGCTTTTTGACCAAGAGTATGGAGCACAGTTTACATCGTTTGAAGGAAGGGTTTATCCTTTTGACAGAAATATTGATGTTGGTTACTATCCTTATAACCCCCATCTTCCTACTTTTTGCAGTATTGATTTTGGGTACAGGATGCCTTCTGTGGGATGGTATCAAACGCATAGGGTCAATGGAGAATGGCATATAAATATGATTGATGAAGTTATACATCAAACAAATATAAAAACAGATGAACTTGCAGATATGATTAAAGGTAAACCATATCACGTAATGAGATACTATGGTGACCCAGCAGGATTACAAGCACAAGGACAATCAGGTGTAGGAGATATAGAGATTTTTAGAAAAAAAGGTATAGACGTTAGAACAATAACAGATAAAGCCTCAAGAAGTATATCGGCAGGTATCAACCACGTTAGAAGTTTTATAGAAAACGCTAATGGAGAAAGATACCTTCATTTAAACAACAACTGCATAGGTATGGCAGAAGATTTAGAAAGTTACAGGTATCCTGAAGCTCAAGACAATAAACCATTAAAGCAAGAACCAGTAAAAGATGGTTACCACGATCACGGATGCGACCAATTAAGATATTTTTTTATTAACCATTTTCCAATTAAAAACAGAGAAATTAAAGTGAGGAACAGATGATATATAAATATGGAGAACAAGCTATTAAGGACAGCTTAAATGTTTTAAAGATAGAGAATCATAGAAAAAGAGAAAGTTATGTACATAAGTTATTAGATTACTATAATGGTAGTAATACTAAGAACTATATAGAAAGTAAATTTGATTTAGATGCTTTTAGAGAAGTTCCTCCCTATGAAGCGAACATAACTAAGAAATTTATAAATAAAATGTCTCGTATCTACACAGTAGGTGCTGATAGGAATGTTAGTAAAAGATATGATAGTCTCTCTGTATTAAAAGATGCTAAAATGAAGCATATTGAAAGAATGACAAGATTAGTTGGAAGTATAGCTGTAAGAGTAATGTATGTTGATGGTGAAATGCCTTACTTTGATTATCAACCTATTTATTACTTTCATCCTTTCTTTGGTTCTGATCCTTTTAAACCTATTGCAATTTCTTATCCTTTAATGCACTACACAGAAGACGCTTCTAACTCTGATGCTTGTCAATATATACATTGGAATGAAGAAACTTACATTATTTTTGATGAATCAGGTAAGGTTATAGAAGAAAAAGAACACGGATATGGTGCTTTACCATTTGTATTCACTCATAGAGAGCATCAAAGTGATTCTTTCTATGTAGAAGGTGCAAATGATATAATGAACGCCAATGAGCATATTAATTTAACGATGACAGAGATGCAACTTGGTTTAAGGTTTCAAATGTTTGGACAACCTGTTGTAAGTGGTGCAGATTTAGGAAATAATCAAAGATTTGGTTCAGATGTTATATTAGAGCTTCCAGATGGTGCTAATTATGATATTAAGTCACCAGCAGGTGATATTAATAAGGTTATTGAGAATGTTAAGTTTCAAATGGAGCTTGTAGCACAAAATAACCATTTATCTGTACAGTTTGCACAAGATGGTGGCGAAACACCAAGTGGAATAGCATTAAAGATTAAAGATTTAGAAAGTTTTGAAGATTATCAGGATGATTTGGCTTTATGGACACAATACGAGCACGAAATTTACCAAATTGAGAGGAATATAGCAAGAACTTTTAATATAGGCTTACCACAAGGCTTAAAACTTGATTTTAACGAACCTGAGTATCCAATGACAGTTCAGGATCAAATAGCCCTTGATAATCACAGATTAAATCTAGGACTTGTAAATAAAGCCGAATTAATGGTAGAATATAATAAAGACTTGACTTTAGATGAGGCGAATGCTAAATTAAAAGAGAACAAAGAACTAATGGAGCCTGTAAAAGAAGAACCTGTAGAAGTGGAGCCTGTAGATGAAGATAGAAGTCAAGTATAATATAGATTTTGGTAAAGCCTTAAAAATATTAAAAGAGCAAAATTTAGATAAATACATTAATGCTGATTTAGCTGATAAAACTGCAAAATTAGCTCGTGATTACATTACTGATGGTAAAGTAAAACCTAAATTATCAGACAATAACCCAAGAGGAAAAAAAGCAAGACCTTTATTTGATACAGGTAAACTAGCTTATAGCTTAAAAGGTACTTCACAAGGTATTAAAGGTGTTGATTATGCGAAAGAACATAGAGAGCCCGGTGGTTATGCATGGTTTAAAAAACACGGTACTAATAATCAAGGTGATGGTATAGGTGGTTATGTAAATGTACCACAAAGAGAATTTATACCACATTTTAAGGATAGTGCGAAAGGAAGAAGGGTTGTTGCATTAAGAGGAACTAAATCAGCTCTTACAAAAATTTACGAGGATTTTGAGAAAAAATTCATTAGATTACTTAACAAACGGATAAGGAAAAAATAATGAAAAAATCAGAACGTGAATTAATAGAAATACTTCTTAAAAATGTAATCAATATGCACGAGAAATTAAACATAATGATTGAATTTATGGGTAGTGAATTAAATGAAGAAAAATATGTAGAATCGTTCTACAAAGACGAAGATAAGTTAGTAGATATAGACAAAAGTACTTACGAAACAATGTGCGACTTAATGGGAACTGGAGATATTCCTTTTATGGGGATAGCGTAATGATGGAGAACAATGGATATTTTAGCAGTACTGGAACAATTTGGAATACCCGTGGCGATGACGATAGCGTTCGGATTTTTTATATGGAGGCAGAACCGATTCATTCAAGAAACTCTAATGCAAGAGTTAGATCAAGACTTCAAGAGGTTGGAAGGTATTATTATTAAATTAATCGACCAACAAAAATTGGTACAAATGGAAGTAAAAAAATTTCACGGAATATACAAATCACTAATAGAGATATACGCAAGAAAAGACGAAAATACAGACAAAATAATGAGAATTATGGAGCAAGATAGGAATGAATAAGCCGAATCAGTTTAAGATACAAACACCGATAGGTACTGTTGAAAGCGATTCAGGTAATCATTTATTGGATGTAGGTAGTGTTTTGGGTGTGGTAGTAGTGCTGTTTATTCTCAAAAAAGTAATAAGTAAGTATGTCCGCTAACCTTCTTCTGCCCTTACAATAGAATCTTCCCACTCTTTCCTTTGACCTTTAGTAGGCTTTTTAGCAGGTAAAGGCTCTATACCGACAGCTTTAGCTCTTTTATTCCATCTATACCATTCTCTACGTTGCTCGTTGCGTTTAGGCGAAGTATGCTTACGTCTATCCTTATCAATCTCACTCTTTAAGGCTACCTTTTCCTCTTTAATAGTTCTTTGAGGTTTTCTCTCAGGTAAGTCTTCTGGAATAACTACATCATCAAATACCTCTATAATCTCGGCGTCTTCTATATCCTCAGCCTTTAAGAACTTCTCAAAAGGACTATCTATAGTAATATTAACATTCTTAACCAATTTACCACTATGCTCTAGTACTAATCTAGCAGCTTGTACATTACCGTGTTTAGCTTCTCTTACCATAGCATTAATAACAGCAGGTAACTGTGAGCCGAACTCAGTCATATACCTTTCATAAATCTTATCTATAAA